GCGAGTTTGAGGAATGGGCAGAGAAAAACGGATATGATCTTTTACCTACTAAATACGCAAAGGATATTTACAGAAATGCAAATACAAGATGGTCATGGGAAGCATGGCAGGCAGCGAGGGAAAAGTTTAATAACTTGCATCGCTATGAAATAATCCCACCAGCCAACGAGAAGATATGAGCCATAAAATCACAATAGAAATACTTCCATGGGGAGTATGTAAATGCGGAGCAAAAGCAACCATTAAAGCCAAAGTTGGAGTTAGGAAAAATGTTTGGTCTAAGCCTAAATTGTTTTGCGCTGATTGCTACAATAAATATCTTGATAAAATAGAAACAACCAACCGAAAGAACGAGAATGAGTGAAGAACCAACAAAGGAAGAAATTGCAGATACTTTCAATTCGATCATGTGCGCGGCTCACCAATGCGATGCAATATACGGAACACCAGTTGAGACAGTGGCAAAAGTGCTTAATTACTGGGTTGAATCCCAAAAGAAACACCAGCGGCTCCACGAATGGCTTGATGATTACATCCAAGAGAAAAAGACAATCGGAACCGCTCTCGGACTAGAGGGGGATAATCGGATGAATCACTCACGGCAGATTGAAGAGATTTACCATCTGCAAAATCGTTGTGGCAGTTTAGTGGCATATTCCCAAAATCAAACCACCAATCCCTTTAACCACAACAAACCACCAGCTCATTCGTAATGAGCATGATTTCCCGCCTTTAGTTAAAACCTACTCCCAGATCAAGAAAAAAGATCGGGAAAAATATTTTCAAAATATCCAAAATAAATCTTGCCGACTACACAACTTTTCCCTAGTTCTTACCCATCAAATGAAAACGCAATCCAAACCGACAGTGAAACGCAATGTTTCGAAAGTCCGTCAAAATATCTCAATTAATCCCGTGATTCTCAAGGCTGGGCAAAAAGCAGCTCGCCAATCCGGTTTCTCATTCTCAACTTGGAATGAACAGCTTATCCGAAAAGAGCTTTCTAAATGCAACTAAGACTAACCAATAACCAACCACCGAAAACCGAACCCATGACCGCGACACTCAACAGAAGATTACGAAAGGAAAAGCTAAAGATGAATCAGACGTGGGCGACAATCCACAGAACCGTTTTACCAAGCGAGAAGCTGAATTTATACATCAAATCCCTCCGCCGTTGTGACCGATTGCAAACCGCTTTGAACAACCTCGAAACCGCCGAGCTATGATTATTACATTCACCCTAATCACCTTCGCCATGTTTGCGATCTGGAATGAGTCATATCGCCTAAGATTAGCCATGCGCGACCTAATCGACAAGATCGGCGGCACATACAGCAAAGCAACCGGCATATATCAAAACCCTCGCAGCTATCGGGAATGGATGCGCTCTAACACGGTTCAAACATATAAGTGATATGCCAATCCTAGACCAATACGAGCGGACTTATTCCGCCCCACCTGAGCCAGAACCAGACAACCACGACCCGAACGACGACAGACACGATCCAGACGGATTAGACGAATGGGACGAATGGAGTCCGACAGCCTGCAAAGACGAACCAGAACCAGAAAATGTATAAACTTCACCACGAACTACAGAAAGAAATCAACACAATGAACCACGCAGAAAACATTATGAAATCAACATTTGAGGACGAATTAGCACAGATCAGACGGCATAAAAAGTCATGCTGTAATCGGCGCAAATCAAAGATGCCAGAGGGTATCAAAAACGCACTAGAAGGCATCGCAATCGCTACAATCATGCTCGCTTGGGTCGTCGCTATCATATGCGGATTCATCATGATTACTAAATAATTTAACTATAACGAACAACACTATGAGCAACGAAACCATTACAAAAAAGAGCGATATTAAATCGCTGATTAACTCCGATACCATGCGCGAGCAATTCAGCCGTGCATTGCCTAAACATCTATCTGTAGAGCGATTCACCCGCATTGCAATCACAGCACTTACACGCACTCCAAAGCTGATGGAATGCACACCTGAGAGCTTAATGAAGTGCTTGCTTGATTGCAGCGCGATGGGAATTGAACCAGATAACCGCCGTGCATATCTAATCCCCTACGGACGCGAGGCAACTTTGATTGTTTCCTACATGGGATTGATCGAGCTTATCCGTCGATCTGGTGATGTTACATCCATCAGAGCGGAAACCGTATGCGAGAACGATGCTTTCGCATGGAAGGACGGGCAAGTAAGCCATGAGATTGACTGGAGGAAACCACGGGGCAAAATGCAAGCCGTATATGCCGAAGCTGTAATGAAATCAGGCGAGAAGCAAACCGCCGTAATGACCAAGGAAGAGGTCGAGGCTATACGCAAGAAATCAAAGGCCAGCGGATCATCGCCATGGACGGAACACTTTGACGAGATGGCAAAGAAAACCGCCGTTCGCCGCTTATCCAAAATGATGCCGCTTTCGAGCGAAATCATGGAACACGTTGCAAAGGATGATGAACAATTCAGCGGGATGCGGAACGTCTCACCGATGAAAGAACCCGTGCTGGCATTGCCGAAGTTTGAAGCACCTGCCGAGGTTGTCGAAGCCGCAAATGATGAAGTTCTTTGGGGAGAGGAAGCGAAATGAGTAATTTAATCAAAGACGGCGGGGCTGCATTTCCTGTCACCCAACAACTCATGAATAGTGGGTTTCCAGATACCGTTGTTAGAGAAACATCTGGAGGCATGACCCTGCGCGATTACTTTGCAGCAAAAGCAATGCAAGGGATGATGTCTTACGATTCATGCCGATTAGATAAGGTAACAGCTAGCCATGCTTATTCCATGGCTGACGCAATGATCAAGGCACGGGAGGTATCACAATGAGATTCCCAGACTGCAAACTGATCGACTGCGAACAACGCTCGCCAGAATGGTTCGAAGCTCGCAAGGGCTATCTCACAGCCTCGCAATTCGGCGATTGGCTTACCAAGTCCGGCAAGGTTGCCGAGAAAGCGCAACTGACAGCCGCAAGCCGATGCCTGGCAGACTTCTTCGGAGTTCCTGACCCGTCACCTTTCGAGACAGACGACATGAGGCGCGGAACTGAAATGGAGCCGCTTGCCCGTGAAGAGTTCAGTAATATGACAGGGCTAGCGGTTGACGAAATCGGATTCGCTAAATCTATCCACGGGTTCTTTGGATGCTCGCCAGATGGCATTATGGAAAATGGCGAAGGGCTAGAAATCAAATGCCCTAGACCGTCTAAGTTGATTCAGTATCACGAACTGGGAGAATTGCCAGATGAATACAAAGCGCAAGTGCATGGCAGCATGGCTGTTACAGGCGCGAAGGTTTGGCATTTCTTTGCATGGTATCCGGGCTTTCCTGCATTTCATCACATCGTAAAGCGCGACACCTACACCGAGTCGATGTTGGAAGGGCTGAAATCATACAGCAACTATTACGAGAGACTAGCGGCAAAGATTGTGGCGATGAACGGAGGTGACCAATGACCGCAACCAAACCATCTAAGGCGATCCAGAAGATATACAGCGCAACCAAGGCAGCTTACGGCGATCACTGGCAAGCTGCGGTTGCTGAACTTGAACCGTCAATAATCATGATGATGAAAGCAGATAATCACAGCGACCCAATGAAAGCAGTCATGCCGATTATTCTTGAGATGAAAAGCCGCAAACAAGATCCAAGCCGGCTAATCGCGATTGCTTGCGAGATGATTAAGAAACGCGAGCAGAAAGGTTGGACGCTATGACACTTCTTCTCCACACAATCCTGCCTTTTGAGCTTACCAACGGCAATGACGGGCGCGGGTCGAAATGGTTCAAATCATCGAAAATCCGTAATGAGTTTGAGAAAAATCTGCGCCTGTTAGGTTACGAGCGCAAACCGTTTGAAATGCCGGTATCAGTAGCTGTCACGCGCATTCTCGGACAAGGGCAAAGGCTCTGGGATTCAAGCTCAGTCGGGCGCGGTAATTACAAGGAACTGGAGGATGCATTAGTTGCAATCGGATGGTTTCACGATGACAGCCCGAAATGGATCACGGAAACCCGATTCTATCAGGATGCGTCTAGGCGCGATCAAGGAAGTTCTATCGAGATACAAATTTATACCAAGGAAGAACAATAAAATGTAAACACTATTCGACTACGCAAAATCAATTCAGGA